CGTTCAAAAGCAGGTCCTGGATGGTGAAGTCGGGCGTCAGGCCCTGCAGCTGCCCTTCGACGACGAGGGTGCCGGGGAACAGCTGCGGCACCAGCGTGCTGCCGATCACGGCGGGCGAGTCGATCTGGTTGACCAACTGCAAGCTGAAGCCGGTGATGAAGTTCCGCTCGATGCCAGCGACCCGGATCTCGCCGGCGATGCCGTTCAGCGAGGGGTCGGTGGACATCGCGGATGCCGCGGTGAAGTAGCGCGTGCTGTCGCGGGTCATATCCTGGCCGATGATGGAGGCCTCGAACTGCACCATGCCCGCAGGCGGTACGGTGATCCGCAGCGACTGCACCATGCAGCCCGTGTAGAGCTCGCTGATCGGAGCGGTGTCGGCGTCGTGGAAATACTGCTCGATCGTGAACGACTTGAAGTCCTGGTTCGAGGGCGAGATCAAGGCCTTCTTGCCGCGGACCTTGAGCGCCACGGTCTGCGGCGTCACCACGTCCAGCGTGCTGAGCGAGCCGGTGAGCACGCCGTGGGAATACTGGCGATCGTAGGCGCAGTTCATCACCGTGGCGGTGAGGATGCGGATACGCATGTTCCGGTCGTTCAGCCGGTTCGCATTCTCGGTCGCGGAGAAGGGCGTGCCGCCGACGGTCGGGATCCAGACCAGGTCGCCGATCTTGTAGCCGTCGGTCAGGAACGAGCCGGTGCCGCGAGTGAACGTGACGGTGTCCGCGGTGGCCGTGGCGGTCAGTGCGATCGAGCCGGAAGTGCCGGTGACCCAGTTGGTCCGCAGAATGGCGTTGAAGAATTCCTTGTAGGCGCCGGGCGAGAGCTGCCCGCGAAGGCGGCCGGAGACGCGCCGCACGCCGTGCCGGGCGTCGCGCACCTGCATCGAGGTGAGGATCTCCTCGGACCGCATGATGTCGCGGCCGAGGGTGAGTGCGCCTTCGACGCGCCGGAGGTAGCGTGCGGTCGCGGTGTTGCCGGCCGGGGCAACGCCGTACTCCTCCTCGTCGCAGATGACCAAGCTCTTGTAGGCACCACGGGTGTAGGCCATGGAGGGTTGCTCCGCTGCCCCCTGTGACGCCGGGGATCGCGCTGCCGGGCCCCACCGGCGCAGTGCGGGGCGTGGCGGGTCTCAGCAGCCCGCAGCGGTCTCGGAGTGGCCGGTCAGGGGTCCTGGTCGGGCTCGGGCGGAGGCGGGGGCGGGATGTCGTCCTGGCGCATCAGCGGCCCGCCGAGCACGCGCGAGAAGGGCGGGCCGGTCAGGCCGCGATCCGCCAGCTGCTGGCCGGTATAGGTCTCGCCCGCGTAGTAGACCGCCCCCTCGCAGAACTGCCCGGCGACGACATAGACCTGGTCTGGCTCGGGGGCGTGGTGGTTGACCGTCATGCTGCAACTCCCTGTTCGCCGCCTCCGGATCAGAGGACGGCTGCCTCCTGGCACTCGATCGCCGCCGCCCGGACGAGCCGCAGCGCGCGGATCGGCGTTTCCGTCAGCGCGGACATCCTGGTGTGCCGGCCGGGCCGGGCCGCGCAGCCGAGCAGCGAGAGGCAGAACCGGACGTCCGAACCGACGCGCACGGCCTGCCACGCCAAGTCCAGCACCGGGGGGATGGCCTGGCGCGGGTCGTGCAGCAGGACGGTCAGGCTCGCGCGCGCGCGCAGCCGGTCGGGGCCGGCCGCCAGCAGGATGTCGCCATCGAGGAGCACGCCGACCTGACGCCCCTCCGCGCCCAGCGCCGTCTCGACGTTCGGCGTCAGCAGGTTCGGCAGGCGGCGCGGCTCGACCGCGACCTCGCCCGCGGCGCTGACCTGGTGCCCGCGCAGGTCGAATCGCAGCCTCGGCACCCCCCTCGAGTTGATCTGCAGCCGCAGCGCGCGCACGCGGCAGTCCCGGTAGAGCGTCACGATCCGCGGGCTGTGCGGGGGCTGCTCGTCGACCTCCCGCAGCTCGACGCGGACCAGCTCGCGGTCCTGCAGCGCGCGGATCAGCACGCCCATGCGCCCGACCGAGAGGGAGGAGAGGAAGGCCAGCGCGGTCCGGCCTCGCGTGCTCCGGCTCTGCACGGCCGTCCCCGGCAGCTGCACGACCATCGCGGGGTCGCTCTCGAGGGAGACGACGATCTGGGTCACGCGGGGATCTCCTGGCACCACCAGCGGATCACCACGGGCACGTTGAGCCAGTCGGCGGTCTCGTAGGCGGCCTCGACGGATCGGGCGTGGACGTGGATCTGGGCCTGGCCGTAGGCGAGCGGCCCGCCAATGGGGAACAGGTCCCGCACATCCTCGGCGCGGCGGAGCGCCCGCTTCTGGTTCTCGCCGGACGGGTGCACCACGACGACGTGCAACTCGCCGCTCCACTCCTCGACCGGCTTCGGCCCGACGGTGACGGGCGAGCTGCTCCGGCCGGCCACGCGGGCCTGCAGGTACGGCTCGTTCTTGGCCGGCTTGAAGGGGAGGCTGCCCCAGTGGATCCGGCCGCCGGCCTGCGCGACCCGCTGCTCGAAGGCCGTCTCGATGTCGACCAGCATCAGCGGGGCGTCCGCAGGTCGCGGATGGCCTTCGTGGCGATCTCGGGGATCTCGGAGATCGTCTGCGCCATCATCCCGCGGCCGGGCACGCGCGTCTCGTCGCCGTCGTTGCGCTGGATGGTGCGCCCGTACTCGACCGCGCGGGCGTAGATCACCGGGTTCACGATCACCAGGCGCTCGCCGAGCTTGACGTCCTCGGCCGAGCCGCCGCCGGCGCGCGGGCCATCGGCACCCGGCTCCGCGCTGCTGCCCTGCTTGCGCACCACCGGCACCTGCTCGCCGTCGCGCATCAGCTGCCAGTTGGCGCGCAGGTTGCCGGTCCGCACCGGCGTCAGCTGCTTGACCCGGGCGACGGCGGCATAGCCGATCGCAAGGAATGCCTCCTTGGCCCTCCCCTCGGCCTGGTCGACCCAGCGGCCGACCATGACGCTGAAATCGTCGGGCATCAGCGCACCATCAGGCGGTAGGAGACGGGCTCGCCCCAATGGAAGACAGGCAACACGTCGATCACCTCCCGCATCTCGCCGGAGGGCAGGATCACGCGGTGCTTCGGCTGCGGGTCGGGCACATCGTTGTAGGCGACGATGATCGCGAAGTGCGCCTGGTCGGTCAGCGCCCCGCCCTCGGTGAGCTGGTTGCCCTGCGCGGTGATCGCGGCCGGCACCTCGGTCTCGCAGGCCCAGGCCGGCGTCGCGGCGGCGCCATCGGGCATCGGGGCCGCCAGGGGGGCGAGGAGGGGGATCGTGATGCGGTCGGCGGCGTCGTCGGTCGCGGTGGCGGAGGCCTCGACCGTCACCGCGCCGATCGTGAAGCGGTCGCCGGGGAGGACACGGCCGACGAAGGGCGAGGCGGCGAGCGCGAGCTGCGTCGCGCCCACGCCGTGGTCGCCGTCGACGGTGATCGCGCCGTGCCGCGGCGGGTTCGGGTCGGCCGAGGGCGCCTCGAGGCGCGTGACCCGCTGGTAGCGGATCATCGGCCCGCTCTTCATCCGGCGCAGCTTCAGCGCCTCGGCGCGGCGGTAGTGATCGACCGCGGCGACCATCAGAATTTCCTCCGGGGGATCTGCAGGATGCTCCTGGCGGCATCGGGCAGCGCTCCGGCGCCGCCTGGCCGCTGGCCGCCGCTGAACGCCGGGCTGTTCTCGCTGGTCATGTTCGGGTTGAGCGCGGGCGCGGTGAACACCGCCTGCATCGTGATCTTGGTGGCGAGGACGAGGTCGTCGGGCAGCACCACGAGCCCGGCCGTGTACGTCAGGTCCACGCCCTCGCCGTGGGGGATGGCGAGACCATCGGTGCGCCAGACCATCTCCGGGTCGAACGCCATGGTCACCGGGATCCCGGCGATCGCCGCGCTGGTGACGGCAGTGATGGGCGTGTGCCGGGGGCACAGGTACTTCGTTCCGTTGCCGTAGAGCGTCTCGGTGCGGGTGTCGCGCGCCGGGTCGAAGCCGAGGTGGCGGGCGACCAGGCCGCTGGCCTCGGCGATCGCTATGGTGACGTCGGCGTCGGCCACGCTGCCCGTGATGTTCAGCCAGGCCTTCGCCTCGTCGAGGGTGAGGTAGGCCGGCATCAGGCGGCGCCCTTCTTCCTTCTCGTCACCCCCGGGGCATCAGCGGTGGCCGCAGCGGTCGCCGCGGCAGCGCCGTCGGCGATGTCGTCCGCCGCGGAGGCCTCTGCGGTGCTGGTGCTGCTCGGGGCTGCCTGCTGGTCGGGCGCCGCCTCGGTGCCGGCGGGCGCCGCCCCGGTGCTGGTGCTCGGCGGCGCCTCGGTGCCGGCGGGCGCCGCCCCGGTGCTGGTGCTCGGCGGCGCCTCGATGGCGGGGGGCACATCCTCCGGGCGGAGGCCATGCTTGCGCATCGCCTCGACCACGAGGGCAGGCACCTCGAAGATTCCGTCGGCACCGGCGCGGAAAGAGCCCAGCTCGCAGCCGAAGGCGCCGACCGGCGGCACGGTCTTGATGCGCTGCATGTCATCCTCGTCCGTCAGAGCGCGGGGAGGTCGCGCGCCCGGTTCTGCCGGGGCGCGACCGAGGACCCAGCGTCAGCTGATCTTGCCGATGTTCGTAAGTACCGCGTTGGCCGGCGGGAAATACGTCTGAAGCACGCCATCAAAATAGATGCCGTACTCATGCTGGCGCGAAGTCAAGGGCCATTCAAGCTGGTAATAATCTCTCCGAAGCATCATCCGGTTCACGTCCGTTACTTCGCTCACCGGGTACGGCAACTCGTGCGTCAGGAACAATACCGTCCCTGGCGGCAAGTCAGGATGGATTGCGATCGGGATTTCATTGACCATCCCGTCCATCACGAAGGGGTTCAGGTAGCCCTTCACCACGCCGCCGCCGACGATGCCCTGCTGCATCGAGGCGAACGTGAAGCGCTGGGCGGCCGTGGCCTTGCCCTCCAGCACGTGCTTCCGGATCGCGTTCCCTTCCTGCGCCGAGACCCAAATCTCGCTCGGGGACATCTTGTGGTTCGTGTAGAACCACTCGAGCACCTCATCGAACTCGATGATGCCGCCCGCGCCGTCGCTCGTCAGCGGCTTGCCGGCGCCGGCGACGGTCTCCTGCACCTTCCACAGAGCGCTGGAATCCGACTGCGCGATCAGCGACAGGAAGCCGTTGAAGATGGTGCTGTCCTGGCTTCGGTCATTCGACACGAGGTCGGTCGGCAGGACCTGCTCGGCGCCGGCCGGGATCGCCTTGATCACCGTCGTGTTGACCGAGGTCACGGCCGCCAGCTTCAAATTGGCCGCCGCCCCGTCGGTGCTGCCGACGAACCACGCATAGCCGCAGGCCCCCGGAACGGCCACGCAGGACGCCGTCACCTTGTGCGCGTTGCCGGAGGCGCCGACGGCGAGGGTGGCAGACGCCGACGCGCGCGCGGTGCCGCCGTGGCGGTTCTCGGTCTTGCCGTTCGCCGTGATGATCGAGAACAGCCCGCGCACCGACGCCGTGCGCGCCGCGTAGACGTAGCCCTGCAGGCTGAGGGCGACGACGCGGACGAAGACGTTGGCGTTCGCCGTGATCGAGCCGCCGGTGGTGTCGGTCGCCAGGCTCGGCGTCGGCGAGACCCCCAAGCCATAGGTGCCGAGGCCGCCCAGGATGATCTTCTCCTCCTTGCGCATGAGCGCGATGAGGTTGGCCTGGACGCTCCTGGCCTTTACGTCGTCGAAACCTTCTCCGCTGTAGACGGCCTCGAAGGTCGCGTTCGCTTCGCCGCCGATGCCCCGGAAGGCCGCGAAGTATTCCTTGATCTGCACCGACTGGAATACGCCGCGGTTGCCCTCGGTGACGCCGCCGAACACGTCGTCGGTATCAACGGCGGTGACAGCGCGCCAATTGGCCTGGATCCCCATCCCCCCTACGCGCCGCGGGATGCGGTTGCGCAGCGGCGTCGGGCGGGGAATGAACGTCTTCGCCGGCGCCTCGAGTGAATAGGCGGTGAGGCCGGTCGTCGCCGATCCGCTCTGCGCGAAGGTCGCCTTGTAGAGCCGCTGCGCCTCCTCGGCCGGCAACGCCTTGATCTTGCGGAGGCTTTCGCGGAACAGCGCGAGCCCGGCGCTCGCCGAGTTGGCGTCGGGGTCCAGGAGAATCGTCATCGTTGTGCGTCCCCAGCCCCCGCACGCAGGGGCTGCCGTGCCGCGCCCCAGCGGCGAAAGTCGGGGCTTGGCGCGTCGGAGCCCGAGGGGGATGTCCCGGGCGGCGCGCGAGAGTGCCGGGTGCTCAGACCGGCGTGCAGAGGTCTCCCTCCGCTCGAAGCGTGGCGGCGGCGGTGTCGCCACCCCCCGTCAACTCACGGGCGTACCATGCCCGAAACGCTCATCTGTTGGGAATAGCCGATCCACCGACGATGAACGGCGTCTGGCGCGGCAAGGCCCGAATGGCTCACCCGATGGGAATGCCCGATCCACCCAGGAGGAACGGGTGCTGATGCGCCATCTTGATCATCACTTGCTGGCGCTCGGCCGGCCCGAGCTTGGCGAGGCGCTCGACCATGTCGTCGAGGCTCTCCTCCTTCGTCTCGCCGTCCAACCCTGCGTTGTCGGCCTGCTTCGACAGCGCGCGGGCACCGCCCAACGCCGCCTTCGCGGGCTCCGGCTCGCCCTGCAGCTTCGCCAGCTTCCGCTCGGTGGCGGCCAGGCGCTCCGCAAGCCGCGCCTCGGTCTCGTCGATGCGCTTCGCCAGCCGCTCCTTGCTCGTCAGGTGGCCGAGCCGCTCCTCGGCCGCCGCCGCCTGCTTGCCGAGCCGGGTGGTGTCCGGCGCCAGCTTCCGCAGGGTGCCGGCCCGCGTCCCCTTCTCGATCTCCTGCTCGCCGGCCTGGTCAGGCGGGAGCATCTCGTCCTGCTGCTCCGCCTCCGGCTCCTCCATCGGGTCGCCGTCCAGCGCCTTCTGAATCGCGTTGGCGGTGATCACCACCATGGCCAGGTGCTGCGCCAGGGCGTCGACCGCGTTCAGCGGCTCGCCGTCAGGGGTCTCGGCCTGGGCGCCGAGCGCGCCCTTGACCTCGTCGATCTCGACGAGGCCCATCGTCCCCAGGCGACCGATCACCTCGAACGGCGTCGCCGCATCGAGGTCGTCGCCCTCGCCCTCGTCCTCGAACTCCTCGGGATCCCCGGCCTCCGGATCCTGCTCCTGCTCCTCCTCCTGGCCGGGGCGGGCGCGGCCACGCTGCGGCTGGCCTTCTTCCTCCTGCTCCCCCTGCTCCTGGCCGCGGCCCGGGCGAGCGCGCCGCGGGCCGTCCTCCTGCGCACGTGCGCCCCGGCCACGCGGCGGGCCGTCCTCCCGCTCCTCCTGGTAGTCGTCGCCCTCGGCCTGGCGGCGGAACTGCGGCGGCGCGCGCTTCGCCAGTACAGTCCGCGGGTCGTGCCCGGCCAGCGAGATCAGGTCGACCGCTAGCGCCGCCAGGGCCGCGTCGGTGTCCGGCGGCGCGGTGATCAGCCGCTGCAGGTGCTCGGGGAGGCAGGTCTTCACCAGGATCTCGGTGTTCACCTCCGGCGAGGCGATCTTGAGCAGGACCTCGCCCTCGCCCGCGGTCTCGCCCGTGCGGACCGGCACCGCGAACTCGCTCGCCATCGTGCGCAGCGCGATCTCGCCGAGGTCGACGGCGCACTTCGCCAGCTCCAGCGCCCCGCTGGTCGGGCTGCGCCCCGCGATCGGCTGCACCTCGCCCGCCTCGCAGGCGTCGATCGCCTCCTCGAGCAGCGCCAGGCGGTCGGCCAGCAGCGCGACGGCATCGGTCTCGCCCGGCGCCAGCACCAGGTCCTCGCCCAGGCTGGTCGCAAGGTCCGCACCGAAATCGTCGAAGGACTTCGCCAAAGCCTCGTCGCGGTCCTCGCGCCCGGCGGCAACGATCTCGGTCACGCTGGTGCGCAGCGCGCCGAGCATCTCCTCGTAGCTCTTGGCCATTCTCAGGGATCCCTGCTGTTCGTCCTGGCCCCGGCGCTGGATGCGCCGGCGGCTGCGCACCGCCGCGGGCCGGACGAGGTCCCGCACGGTGAGAGCGAGGGCCACGCGCCGGCGGCGCGCAGCGAGGTCAGTTGCAGTCAGGCCCGCGAACGCAGCCGCGGACTGGCCGAAGGTCGGCCCGCCACCAGCACCCTCCATCGCCGCCGCCTACGCGGCGCGCGGGGGCGGCAGGTCGCCAACCGGGCGCGCCACCGTCGGCGAGACGGCGCGCAGCACGCGCGCGCCGATTTCTTTTCCATAATCACGGGTCGCCAGGTCGGCAGCGTGGGCGGCGAGCTCCTCCCCGCCGAGACCACCGACGACCCCGAGGCCGAACCGGCTGCCGACCCCTCGCCCGAGAAGGAAGGCAAGGCTCCCGACATTCGCGCCGGCCATGCGGGCG